ACCTTGAGGCCCAGTAGCGCCTGTAAATCCGGTTGCACCTTGAGGCCCAGTAGCGCCTGTAAATCCAGTAGCACCAGTAGCACCAATACCAGTTGCACCTTGAGGCCCAGTAGCGCCTGTAAATCCGGTTGCACCTTGAGGCCCAGTAGCGCCTGTAAATCCGGTTGCACCAGTTAAACCTGTAGCACCAATACCAGTTGCACCTTGAGGCCCAGTAGCGCCTGTAAATCCAGTAGCACCAGTTAAACCTGTAGCACCTGTTGCTCCTGATCCGGTAGCACCAGTTAGACCTGTAGCACCTTGTAATCCTGTTGCACCTGTCGCTCCAATAGGCCCTGTAGCACCTTGAGGCCCTGTTGCTCCAGTCGCACCAATATTGCCTTGAAGACCTGTCGCCCCCTGTAATCCTGTGGCTCCAGTAGCCCCAACACCACCAGTAACACCAGTAGCTCCCTGCAACCCAGTAGCTCCTGTGGCTCCAATAGGCCCAGTTAATCCAGTGGCTCCTGTGGCTCCAATAGGCCCAGTCAATCCAGTGGCTCCTGTGGCTCCAATAGGCCCAGTCAATCCAGTGGCTCCTGTGGCCCCGATGCCTCCGGTAACGCCTGTAGCTCCCTGCAACCCAGTAGCTCCTGTGGCTCCAATAGGCCCAGTCAATCCAGTGGCTCCTGTAGCACCAATCGGACCAGTTAATCCAGTAGCACCCGTCGCTCCAATATTTCCTTGCAAACCTGTAGCTCCTGTAGCACCAATCGGACCAGTTAATCCTGTAGCTCCAGTAGCACCCTGTGGTCCTTGACTTCCTGTTGCACCTTGAGGACCTGTTAATCCAGTAGCACCCGTCGCTCCTTGTGGTCCTTGAAGGCCAGTTGCGCCTTGATTTCCCTGCAAACCAGTTGCGCCTTGTAATCCCTGTTCGCCCGTGGCTCCAATTAATCCAGTGGCTCCAGAAAATCCAGTTGCTCCTTGAAATCCTGTAGCTCCAATTGGCCCCTGTTCCCCTGTGGCTCCAGTTAATCCTGTAGATCCCTGAGGGCCTTGAATATTACCAACATTTTCCCAAATTACACCGTTCCAAATCCACAAATTTCCATCAATTAGATATGCATCACCTACGGAATTTCCAGATAAAGGAAGATCATTTGTACTTTCTAAAGACCCTTTTATTTCCAATCCTTTACCTGCTGGACCAGTTGCACCTTGAGGACCAGTTGCACCTTGAGGGCCTGTAGCTCCAGTAGCACCAATAAATGATGATATATTGGTTACTCCAATCGGAGCATTTTGCGTAATTATTGTGTTTATTTTCTGTGGCATAAATTACTAATATTTCTGAATTGGATAGATGCCTGATGCACCAACAGCACCTGTTGCTCCAACAAGTTTTTGTGTTGCAGCAGGATATGCTACAACAATTCCATCAATCAATTTGTAAATCTGATTATTTTCATTTTTTACAAAAAAATCAATTACATATCGTCCGCTTTTAATATTTAACGTTTCTTCCGCTGATAAAAATAGTTGAAACGTTCCTTGATTATATGGTAATAACTTGTTTACTTGTATTTGGTGTACATCTTTATTGTAATAATAACTTCTTCTCATCCAACATTCGCCTGTAAATTCAGTAATATCCATAACCTGATTTGCATCATTGTAAAGAGTTACATTTACATAAAAATCTTGACCACAATACAAATAAAGAAGAGAATATTCTGGTTTGTTTAGTTGTGCCATTTCTTTTCTATTTATTCACTTCTAGTAATCTTGATTGTCCAATTATCATCAACATTTGCGGTAATAGGATCAACCTCAACTGTTGTTGATGAAATTTTTTGACCATTACCCAAATCAAAGAAATTTGTTGTAGCACGTTTGATAACTTTAGCATTTGTAATTGGTGGAAATACCCAAGCATTTGCAGTAAAATTCATAGTCCACTGAATAATTCTATCTTCTTCAACTGCTCCTTCATAAGTGTCTTCTTTTGAGATAGATGTAAGTGTAATTGGAACATCTATTTTCATGTCAACATTTTCAATTGGGTTCATTGTAATTGCATAAAATGGACGAAAATAAGGTAAAATTTGTTCAATAATCTGCAATCCATCATCCATATATTTTACAAAAATTCCAACTTCAAATTCAACATTATACGGAACAGGACGGAATTGTGATTTGAAAATATTTGGATTTGTACTCTTGAAAACATTTTTTACTAATTGTTGACTCATTCTTGTCGTATCGTAAGAAATGCCAATAACTTCATAACTCATTCTTGGTAAAGAAATTTTGATTTCAGGCAAATTTTTATTTCTAGTTACTACCTGACTCTGAAGTATAGTAATAGTTTTGTCAGCAGATGCGTATGCCAACGGAACTTTGATTACCTTTTCTACTGTTCCATTATCTTTAATTTTTTGTATCTGTATGTTATTCAACAACTTACCAAATCCAATTACCAAATTCCGAATTGTTGAGAAATAAAATGGATTGTTTGTAAGCATTAGAGGTTTCTCTCAGAAAATGGATTTTTTTCACTAAAATCAATTAGGGGTTCTGCTTTTTGATCTATAATAGTATTTTTACCAAAAATTTTGTTAACATCATCATCATAACGAGGTGCAATTGTATCAATTTCTGTATTAGTTTGAATATTTTCGTGTGAATATTTGAAGGTTTCGCAAACAAGCGTAAAATATTGTCTAGAACCCAAAGGAAACAAAGGATTTTTGTCATCAACCCATTTGATTTCAAAAAGATGCTTACTGACGGGGTAATACACTAAATCGCCTTCTTTTGGATAAGTTTCGCCGACAATCAAAAAGAATCTTTCTTTTGATACAATAAGTCTCATCTGGTCATTAAGATAAAAACCAAACTTTCCAATCATTTCACCTTCACCAGTAAATCCATCATAGTTTTCAATGTACATTTCTACTTTGTAATTTTTTGAAAATTCGCTAAGCGTATCCTCTTTGAAAATTTCATCAAGCTTGACTAATTTTCTTGGAATATAGACAAAATCAATTCCTGCAATTTGAATGGTTTCGTTGACAAGTTGTTGTAGTAATCTCTGTTCTGATTCTGTCCCAATACCAAAACCGTGTTGAAAAAAGTGATTAGTTGGCATTTGTTATTATCCTACAAAAAATCTTGGGGGCAATGAAAGGTTACTGATGAGTTTTTGTTCCAGTCTTTCTACTTCAGCTTGAGCTTCATCATAGATTGATTTTCCATCAATTTGAATACCTCCGGGAAGATTTAGGTTAGTATATTTTTTCAAATTTTCTCCCCATTGTTTCTTAATAAGTGCTGTTGCATAATCTTTCAAAAATTCATCTTCCCAAATATCAGGATATTTTTCTACATCCAGTTTTTTATAACCATGAATCAAAATCCTTGGAGCAAGCCGCTGAAGATTTGCTATTCCTGTAGTGAAAACAAGTTTGTTGGTTTTTCTGTTGAATTGAAAAGAGGGAACTGGAGAAAGCCGATGACGAACCGTAGCCAGATACGACTTCAACAACTCAATATAAGATAGATTTCCTCCAACAAATCCACCAGAACCCCAAAAATCAGACATTAAAAACTGATATGTTACATTGAATATTCCAGAACCAGAAGCTAATGAATCTTGTGAAATTGGAACAATTTCATCAACAGCAAAAAATTCATCGGGAAGTTCAATGTAATTATTTGTAACATCTTGATTTTCAATAAGATGTATATAATAAATTTCTTCACTTCCATCAAAATGATAATCAAAATATTTTGTTAACGCATCATCAATTCTGTCTTCTATTTGTTCAGGAGCAACCTCAATTTGAATAACAGGAAACCCAAGTCTTCTTAAACAATAATTTTTGAATTCTTCTCTATTCTGGATTGGCATATTTTTTCTCTTATCAACTATTTAGGAAAAAGAGTAGACTATGGCCATTATATATTCTAAGTTTTCTTAGAATTTAGGCTTTTAGGTTTTTTTTTTTAGGAATCAGGTAGGATAACGAGGTAGGATAAACGGGAATGATGATGATGATTGAAAGGATTATTACCATCATCCATTCCCTCAGACTCATTATAGGCACCTAAAAAGCTAAATGTCAAGTGGTTTACCAGAATTATTTTTCCTTTGTTTTCAACAAGATACAAACTTTTTTCGGAAAGACACTTGACAAACTTTGACTACAGTTGTAGTAATTGAACAGTTTTGACTGCTTATTGCTAAAAATAAAAAATAATAGAACAAGGAAAAGAAATCTGATATTCTAGAATTGAAGGTATGAATTTATGCAAAATATCATTTTCAACAAATCATTTGATGAATTAGATAAGGAATCATTCTTTGAAATTATTGAGAAAATATCTACGTCTTTTAATTTATCCTATATAGATTCTGTGTTATATTTTTGTGAAAAAATGGACGTTGAAATTGATGACCCTTCTATCATAAAGTTGATTTGTCCGGCTTTACGGAGTAAACTAGAAGAAGATGCAATTCGTTTGCATTTAATCAAAAAAAGAAAGAAAACACTACAATGAATGGATTTGAAGTTTACAGAGAATATATTGCAATAAAACTACATTTCACGAATGATTACTATGATTATTTCAAAGTTGGGGGACGTACTACAGCTAATATTCATTCATATAATAAAAGAAAAGATCAATATTTTTTTGACTACCTAGCAAAAAATGGTGGGGATGAATCAGACATCAAAATGAAATTGGTATTGTATTTTCTCAATGAACGTCATATGTATATTAAAGAAATTGTAGAAGAATATCGCAAACGGCCAAACTATTTTTTACAATGGTTAGGATTCATTGAGGGGTTTCCATACACTGCTATCAAACAATTTGGTGAAATTCGCGACGGATTCATTAAAGCTAAATCCTCCACAATTTCTACACAAAATATAGATGTTTTCCATTCTCCTATAATTTTTGAAAAATATCTTGAAAAAGAAATCTATGCAGAGTCATTTATCTTGTTTGATTCATTTTTCAAAATTTCTAAGTTATTGAAACACAATCTCTTATGGAAAGAAGAATCTAAGATCCTAAAAAAATATTTTCCTTTTGTTCAGAAATATATACAACCACATTTCAATGAACAAACTAAACAACAAATTCTTTCAACTTTTACACTATTCAAAGGAGAAACTACATATGTTTGAAGACGACGAAATTGAAGATTTTGACCAATTTGAAGAAGATGAACTGGAATTTTTTGATAAAAATGAAGATAATGAAGAAGCCGATGATGGCGATGGTGATGAAGAAGAAGAAGATGTTTCAGAAAAAACAATAGACGAAATTGTTTCTGAAATTATCATCAACATTGAATTGCTTGAAGCGATTTTGTTGGATGTTATGGAAACAAATGAAAAATTAAGAAAAGAACTAGAAAAATACAGAGGAGATCAGAATAGCAATGACCCGGACTGAGGTAGAGTCTAAATTGTTGAAATTAAAGGAACTTTCTGAAACATATAGATCATTGAAGAAAGATCCAGAAAATTATCTTACAAAAGTTGATCTCATTTTCAGCCGTTTTGAACGCGAAAGTCCCTATTGGTTTTATACTAATAATGAAATCAAACCAAAATACTTGAATATTGTGCTGACATTTTTGACGTCTATTGACTACTTTATCTTGAAAATACAAAAGAAATTTGAAGAGAATGCTAAATAGTAGTATACTAGACGTTAGGCTGGATAGCGCAACAGTCTGGATAGAATAAAATAAGGAGAATAAAATGCCCCTTTCATATAAAGATCTCAAGAATAATTTCAAGAAAAATCAAGAAGCCCTTCTTGATGAACTTTCCAAAATGAAAAAGAAGTATAATGATGATCGCTTTTGGAAGGTAACTGTTGATGAACGAACAGGAAATGGATCAGCAATTATCCGATTTCTTCCCTCCCGTTTTAACGAAATTCCCTTTGTAACATATTACGAATATGCATTCAAAGGCCCAACAGATTTGTGGTATATTGAGAAGTCACTTCGTAGTTTGAATAAGCCCGATCCACTAGGAGAACTTAATTCAAAGCTTTGGGCAACAGGCATTGAAGCCAATCGTGATATTGTCCGTAAGCGTAAGCAAAAGCAGGTATTTATCAGCAACATTTATGTTGTCAAAGATCCTAAACACCCTGAAAATGAAGGTAAGGTTTTTCTTTTCAAATTTGGCAAAAAAATTATGGAAAAAATTCAAGATGCATATTCACCTGAATTTGAAGATCAGCCAAAGATTGATGCGTTTGATATGTGGCAAGGTGCCAATTTCTTGCTTCGTGTAAAGAAAGGTGAAGGTGGATTTCCAAATTATGACAGTTCTTCCTTTGATACTCCTTCTCCTCTTCTTGGTGGTGATGACAAAAAGTTAGAAGAAATTTTCAACCAAACCTATGATTTGAATGAGTTTATTGCACCAGAAACTTTCAAGACCTATGAGGAACTAAAAGCACGTCTGGAACAGGTTTTGGGCGAGAAGTTGGATGATTTATCACCAGTAAAGAAAGAAACAACAAAAAATGTTTCCGCAAAACCAAAGGCTACTTCTAAAAAGGAATCTGTTGCAGATGAAGATGTGCCTTGGGTATTAGATGAAAAAGATGAAATTGAAGAAGAGGAAGATAATGTTGTAGCAGAAAATGATGATGAAGATGATAAAGAAGAAGAATTTCTTTCTAAATTAAAACAATTAGTGAATGAAGATGAGTAGTTGAATGTCTATGTGTATAGGGGGGAGGCGGTTTCTCCCCCCCCCAATTTTTTCAGAAAGGGTTTAATTATATGTTTATAGATAATTTCTTAAGTAAAATAATAGAAAGAGAAATTCACCTTGAAGACAAAATATCTGCATTGAATCGCCTTATGAGCATTTTATTGGGAGCATTTTTCTTGATTGTTGTTGGATTATCATTTTTGATTTCATTGAAATTTTATGAAACAAATCCAATAATGTTTGGAATTGCCGTCATTTTTTTTATTGGTTGTGTGTTGTATTTTTTGAAGTATGTGGAGTTTTTTCATATATTTACGGTTCGTGGACTGTTCATCATTTCTAATTTTATCGTATTTTTCAAAAAACTTCCACTACACGAAAGAATCCAATTTTATTCTTTATTTCCAACAACTTACAGGCAAATATTATTTGAAATGACTGAAGAAAATGAATTGGATCTCGTTACATTAATGCCAATTGTCAAAGGAGACTAAATATGATTGGAATGACCAAAGTAGATTATCAAGAATTTTTGATTCAGGAACGAGAGCTGATTATTGAGATTCAATATTCTTTAAGGGAGCCTGTAATTGATAGAGAAAAGATTAGTCTAATGTTAGCACGTTTGTGGAAACTTAATGAACGGCGGGCTAATAGATTGAAAATTCCGGTTCCTCCGCATAAAGATTTAGTGAAAAGAAAAAATGAAATCATTGAACTAGAGCGGATGTATTCAATGGATGAACCACAAAATGGACAGAGTTGAATATAATGACATAATTCAAAAATCCAAAGACATTATTGTCGTTTTTGCATTAAACGACAAATTGAAATTGCGTGTGTTGAATATGTTGAAAGAACGGCGGTTTTTGTTGTTGGATTATGATGAAAATAAGAACCTTGCTATTTCTTTGAATATTCGGAAATTGCCAACGGTTTTTGTCTATAAGAATGGCGAGTTAGTAAAAATTTTGAATCTTCCTTTTACAGAAAAAGATCTGGATGTATAGGTATGGATTGGACATATAAACTCAGAAATCTTTCTGTTGTTTGTTTCTTTTTTGTTTTATCTTATGCCGTTCTTGATTTTCATTTTTACACAAAAAAGAAAATTGACAATATAGAAAAACGAGTTGATACTACTATTGAATATGTTCAACAAAAAACAGATTCTATTGAAAACGAAACTTTTACTTTTTTGAATAATATTACAGCCTTATTGGATAATCGTTTGCAAAGTATTGAAAGAAATACATTTACTAGAATTGATGTATTGAACACTGAAATTTCTTCGTTGAACAAGGCGGTTCAAGAATCATTGATTGAAGTAAATCAAACTAATGCCGAAAGCCGAAAAACATTAATGGCTATTAATGAATACATGGATTGCGAAAACAATTCATTTTGCTGGCCGAATTTGATTCAGGATACAATGATTTCGGTGAGAAATTCTGCACAAGACACCAATAAAACTATGTTGACCTTGAATGAATCGGTGCCAAAATTGATACAAAATACTGAAAATATTACAGAAAATTTTGCCAAAATTACTAAAGAAATTGAATTGGCAACACCAGAATTTACAAGAAATATCAATAACATTTCGGCAAATATTGATCGCATCACCAAACCAAAGTGGTATGATAGATTATTTGGATATGCAGTTAATGCGTTTAGAATATACTTTTTCGTAAATCAAGCTGGTTCGCCCGGCGGGAAAATAGGAACAGGAACAGAATAAAAGGAGACTAATATGAAATCACTAATGACATCAATGCTTTTGCGTGTATTTTCATTTTTGAAGGGGTTACTTCCCGTAGTTGAACGGGTGGCCCCATATGTCAATATGGTATACCCAATTGTTGTTGAAATTTCAAAATTAACACCAACAAAAACAGACGACAATATCATCAAAGCTTATGAGAAATTTAAAGTAGAACTTAATATTTCTCAATTGACAGCAATGCAAACTCCAGAAGAAAAGTCGTTATTTTTGAGAGATTTGGCTAGAAAAATTCTTCGGGTCAAATTTGGTGTTGATGAACAAAAGGTTGCAGATTCGTTGCTAAATGCAGCAATTGAGTTGGCTTATAATAAATACAAGCTGGAAGAAACAGATCAACAAACTGTGCAAACGGAGTAATATTGCAAAAAAGAGAATTCAGACCAAAATATATGCGGCGTTGGTATGAATTTTTGCGCTCATTTGAAACTGATGGTGGAATCATTTTCACCTTTGTATTCTTGTTGATTTTGTTCATAGTATTGAACAAATTTCTCAATTTTGACATCAAAGGTGAATTGACTGCCCAAATTTTGGCAGGTTTGTTGACATTTTTGCGTCTTGGCAATAGAAATAAAAACAATGACAATAAAGGAGATTCTTGATGACATTGCGTTATTACAAACTTGATAAGAATGCATTTGATCCTGTATATGCAACGAAAGGTTCGGCGTGTTTTGATTTGAAAGCATTTTTACCTAATGATTTTTTTGTAGATATTTACACATTAGGTAACAAAAACATCAAAGTAAAAATCAAAGAAAATCAACTTACACTCAAACCCGGAGATAGAGCATTAATTCCAACTGGGTTAATTTTTGATATTCCAGAAGGATATTCTATTCGTTTGCATATTAGATCTTCTGTAAGTTTGAAAAAAGGATTGATGTTATGCAATTCAGAAGGTGTTATTGATTATGATTATGTAGACCCAACATATATCATGGTTGGAAATTTTTCTTCACAAGGAGTAACTATTTACAATGGAGATAGAATTGCACAGGGGGAACTTGTAGAAATAAAGCAAGTTGCAATGGAAGAAATTCCAGAACCTCCTCAACAAAAAACAGATAGAAATGGTGGATTTGGTTCAACAGGAGTATGAAATATGAATATTGCATTGGACTTTGATGACGTTCTTATTGTGCCTCAACTTACTGATATTGAATCTAGAAAAAATGTAAAATTGGAAAATGAACATGGTGTTGTTCCTGTTATTGCCGCAAATATGGCAACAATTGGAACACTCCGTGTAGCCAAAGTTTTGGCAAAATACAAAATGGTTACTTGTCTTCATAAGTTTCATAATCTAAAAGACTTTTATGAATTAGAATCGTTTGATCATTATGTGTTGCCTTATGTTGCTATTTCGGCTGGAATTGATAAAGATTCAAATGATAATCTTGATAATATCATGAAAGAATTTCCACAAATTCGGTTTATTTGTTTAGATGTGGCAAATGGATATATCAAAAAATTTGTCCATCATGTTGCAAAAATCAAAGAAAAGTATCCAGATAAAATCATATTTGCTGGAAATGTAGCTACTCCCGTCGGCGGAATGGCGTTGTTAGCCGCTGGTGCTGACTATGTAAAAATTGGAATTGGTTCAGGTTCAGGTTGTCTGACTCGTGTGAAAACAGGTGTTGGGTATCCGCAATTGCAAGCAATTTTGGATTGTCATGAGAAATTTCCGGGCAAAATCATTTCTGATGGTGGTTGTAAAAATCCCGGCGATATTTGCAAAGCATTTGCTGCTGGAGCCAGTTATGTCATGATTGGCGGTATGTTGGCGAATTATGATGAAACAGGTAATTATTTCTATGGAATGAGTTCATTTGTAGCGCAAAAGACGCACTATCAGGATGCTGAAGATAAATTTGAGTATAGGGCATCTGAAGGTAGACATATTGTATTTCCCGGCGTTTCTCGTGGCCCATTGGAAAATGCAGTGAAAGATATCCTTGGCGGCATTAGATCGTGTCTAACTTATTGTGATTACAACAACTTAAGTGATTTCATTAAAGAAGCCGATGTTTCAAGATTTGTTCGGGTATATCCACATTCACAATATAACAGAATTTACGAAAATCTAGATTTTGGAAAATAAGCAAGAAATAAATAGGTAAGAAAGAAACCTAAGGAGAAAAATAGAAAAATGTCTTGGGGAAATAAAGAAGTCGTAACAGTAGCCGGAACTTTTACAGTTTCGGGTTCACAAATTATTGGAGCTACTGGAGCTTTATCAGCCGTAAATCCCGGAAATAGTGTATATTCAACTGGAGCTACTGGCCCGCTTTCTGCTGGTTTTTTGGGTGTTGTAAAAACAAAGAATGAACACAATAGTATTGTAACTCTTCATGAACCTGTTGCTGGCGCAACTGCTCCTGTGAGCGGAGTTGGAATTTTTGTTTCACAGATTCCAACATTTGTTGATCCAACAAAAGCCAATTCTGTATTTTTTGTAGATACAACTGAAATGGGCGTAGCCGCTAATAAGAAAGGTCAACACGCTGGTTGGGTTCAAGTAAAAACTGGTTCTGGCGGGAGAGCCGGACGTAAAATTGTTGAAACTCTAGTAGCAATGGGAGTTCCACAGTCTACTTCTGGGGACAGAGAAGATACTGAATTTCCTGATTTCTAATTTTGAAATATAGATTTTGTCCGAATTTTTTTCTTGTCCGTTTAGAACGGACAAATACTAGTTTGTTCTAAATACTTAATATGAAACAACTTACTGAAACTTTAGTTAAAGATACTTCAAAAATTGCGATATATGTTGTTGGTTATCCCGGCTCTGGAAAGAGTACAATTGTTGATAGTATCAAAACAATAGGTAATGGATTTAGCGTATATGATATTGATAAATTGAATGATTTGATGATGATTTTTCGTAAAAAACCACCAGAAATGAGTCCTGATGAATACAAAAAATACATAGATAAAAGAATGCAGGAATTGCTCCACGAAAGACGTGGAATCATCATTACTAAAGTTGGAAGAAATAAAGATTCGGTTAAAAATGAAGTAGAAATGCTTGAAAAATTTGGATATTCGGTTATGATGATTTTCTTATACAACGATCCTAATGTAGCATGGCAAAGAGTAAAAGAAAGAGAATCCGTCCGTAAAGTTGATAAAGATTACTTTGATAAAGCGGTAAAGGAAGTAAACAACAACTTTGCATTTTTCAGAAATTTCTTTTCAAAAGAAGGAAGATATTTTCATATATTTCCATCTATTTTTGAATATAATAGTGTAGAATATATTGGTGAATTGAATTTTCTTCATAATAAGATAGAAGAGTTTATTAGAAAATCTATAAAAAAATAGATAGAAATTGGTGTCTGTGATATAAATAGTATTGGAGGTAAAAGCCGATATTATCAAATAATAAGAAAAGTATTTCCTGAAGCGTTTGCAGAGGGAATAGAGGGTGTCGGGTTACACCCAATCAGAGTAAACATTGATGAATCATTTTATTAAAATTTATAATGATTTTTATGAATTTTAATAAAATGGATAACCTAACCTAACCTATCGGGTTTATCTCCAATAAAAATCTAGCTTTCAAAGGAAAGGAGATTGGAAAATATGTATTTTCCTGTAACATTCACTGCACGCGATTGCAACACTTCATCTTCACTTTCTTCTACATTTAATTGGTGGTATGTTTATGTTCCAGAAAAGGTAAAGGAAAAGGAAATGAAGGTAGATCTATTAGACTTTACTGATGTAATGAAAAAGGTATTTTCAACTTGTGAAATCAATGGTTTTCCAAAGTATAGACTATTTGTTGATGAAAAAGAACAGAAGGCAATTGTTGAATTTGCTCTAGCTGGTTATCCTAAAGAAAAACTTTCTGTTTCAATAAAGCCATATGAAAACTCAAAAGATCAAAAAATGTTATGGGTTTCTGGTGAAGAAGTAGAGACTAACATGACAGAAGGTTATGAAATGGTTTCAGGCACAATGAAAAGTAGTAGATTCAAATTTGGTGTGTTGCTACCAAAATACATGGAAGTTATTTCTTCAAAATATGAAAATGGTGTGCTGCAAATTCATTTAAAGCAAAACGTTCCCGAAGACGAAAAGGAAACGAAAATTGCTATTCTGTGATGTAAGTTTGTAACTATATGAAACGGAAGGAGAAATTCTCCTTCCGTTTTTTGTTTAGGAGGAAAAAAAAATGAATAGCGTAGATAATTTGAAATATGTATTTGAAAATTTTGAGAAATATGTAGAAAATGAGAAAGAAAATTTGTTAGAATTTCCAGAAAACAACTTTTTCTTTTACAATGGATCTCAAGCAGTTATATATGGAAAAAGAGCACTTGAAGAAAGGTTGAAAAGACATAAAGAATTGTCTAAAATTGATACAGAAAATGCAGCATTTCACAAACAAGAATGGAAGAAATGTAGAGAAATGTTGAAGTTAATAAAATGGTGGGAAGAAAGGAAAAGGAATATTTCCGACAAACTTACTGCTAAAGATATTAGAATGTTAACGAAATTACTCAATATTTTTTAGTATCCTAAATAATCTTGTATGACACCTTCAGAAATCAAAAAGCGGTTAGAGGAAATGGGTATTACTAACAAATTTGCTCTAGCCGCTATTCTTGGGAACATAAAGAAAGAAAGTAATTTTCGTGTGATTGAAGAGAATTTGAACTACTCTTCCACATCTAATGATAGAATTAGAAAAATTTTTGGATCTCGTGTTGCTCGTTTTAGTGATGAACAATTGAATCAAATTAAAAGAAATCCACAAGAATTTGCTGAAATTGTGTATGGTCATCAAACAACAATTGGCCGTTCAATGGGAAATACAGAACCCGGAGATGGATGGAAATATCGCGGACGCGGATATATTCAGATTACAGGCAAATCCAACTATAAGCGATTTGGTGACTTGTTGAAGGCGGATCTTGTCGGAAATCCAGATTTAGCTAAAGATCCTGAAATTGCATTGCGTATTGTATTTTATTTCATTGTATCTGGAATTCGTGGTGGGCTTAACCGTTTGAATTCGTATACATCATTGGAAGAAGCCGCAAGAGAAGTAACTCAAGTTATTGGTGGACAAGGACTTAATTTGAATGTTGGTTATGGGAAAGAACTGTTGACCAAAGTAATTACATTTGGAAAGGAATTTATTTAAAATGCAATCATTCAAAAGCTTTATCCTAAACGAAGATTATTCCAGAACTCAAATATCAAAAGAATATACCATTGACTTCATTTTGAAAAATTGTCAACAATGGTTTCAGGAAATTTATGGAAAAACGTTAAAAAATGAAAAAGATCTAATACAAACATTTGAAAAGAAAAGATTCTATTTGTATCGTGGAATCAGAATTGACGATTATTCATTGATTGAAACTGCATCTGATAACAGACCTCCACGAGATACACCATTACCTATTCATAATGCTATCGTTGAAGCTATGAAAAAATTAGGTTTTTCTGTACATCGTGGTAATTGTCTTTTTGCAACAAATTCAAGGCAACAGGCCAAATTGTATTCAATTGATATAGAACCATATTTAGTATTTCCTATAGATGGATATCAGTATACTTATTCTCCCAAAATCAAAGATCTTTATGAAGAAATGGTTAGAACTGTTGATTCCATATTGAAATTAAACAAGTTATTTCCAAATATTGAAATGCTCAAAAAATATATTGAAGAAGAAGATTATGATCTTGAATATTTGGAAGATTATCCAATTGAAGAGATTATCAACACTATTCCAGATAGTCAATTTTTAGAAACAATATTTCAAGTAGATGAACAATATCTTAAAAAAGAATATAATTTCAAAAAAACAGACATCAAAACTTTTATATTTAATCCAAAAAAAGAAATTGAAATAATGTTCCGCCCCAAACTGTTTTTGACGCAGTGGAGACCATAATGAAAAATTTCAGAAGCTATATACTGGAAAATAAAAACATCAAAGAAATAAAAAGCGATATTTTTTCGTTTATTTTGAACAAATGCCAACAATGGTTTAACGAACTTGAAGCACCAAAATTTCAAAAAGAAAAAGAATTAGTTGAATGGTTGATAAGTCAAAAATATTCACTATATCGTTCAGTTGGAAATCTTCCAAGTGGAACATATATAAATAATGCAGAAAATTATAGATTACAAGAAAACTTAGCCGAAAGCCCACGACTTTAGTCGTTGGGATGAAGGCTTATTAGATACTTGACATCTATCTAATATTATGCTATATTATAAATAGAGATAGATTAGGTGCTATAAATATAATGAAAGCACCTGTGGTAGATGGTGTAGCTTAAAGCGATAGTCTGCCAGCCCAAGATGCTATATGTACTGTCTTGGGAGGGGTGATGACACACCCTAAACTTTGGGGAACTACGGATACCAGAAATGGACTTCCGACTACCACCAAAGAATCCCCTGACTTTAGTCATGGGGGGGGTGTCAAAAAAAGATAATCGGAAATATGAAAATAACACAAACAGAAATGATGAAAAAGTTTCAAAAAGAATATTCCGCCGACGAATTATTGGAGATATTCAAAATTGATGAAAAGGTATTACAAGAATTGTATGATTTCACAAATAAAGATATCAGAAACTATATATTAACCAAAAGCAACAAAGCCATTGAAATTATGATTCGTCCAAAAGCAGTAATGCTATATATTTAAAGGAACTGCCCTATGAAATCCTTAAAACAATTTCAAGAAAATTCAGATAGAATCAACTATTCCTTTATCTTCAATAATTGTACACAATGGTTCACTGAGGTCTTGGGGGGAAAACCAAAATCTGTTGACGAAATTAAAGAATTTTTGAACAATGAAATTTACAACTTATATATGGGAATTTTTGAAACAAAAAATACTATTACTGCGTCCCCCGAAGATCGTTTCCTTTTACAAGGAAATATTACATTATTTTCAAAAAAAGAACAAGAAACCCGCATTATTTTGGACAAAACATTCAAAAAACTTGGATTTGAAGCAACTCCGCTAAACTCTTTTGTTTGTTATACTTCCAAGGAAGATGCGATGGTTGATGGCGGAAAACCATATCTTGTTTTCCCGTTAGATGGTTACAAATACGCTTATTCTCCATTTGTTGGGGATATTCTGTTTTTTGTGAAAGACATGTTAAAAAAATTAGAATACGATGACTCCCACGATCGTGTAACATTAGACGAAAGAGAATTTCAAGAAAAACTGCAATATAGAAATAGCGGACTTGGTAAATATGTAAAACTAAGAAAAGAATTTCAGGTGTTCCTGCACGGGTCTGTCTATCTTGTCAAAATGATAAAATAATAGATGCTGGAACGGAAATCTGGTATACTATGATAAGAACGAATGTATACTAATGTAATTTTATACAAAAACCACATCCTTTTTCGCGGTTTTGATGAAAAAGGCAAGCGAATCAAAAAGAAAATTGAATTCCATCCAAAGCTGTGGATTCCTTCTAAGAAAGAAAATGCTAAGTATCGTTCTATTAACAACTTACCACTTGAAGAGTTGACCTTTCCTTCCATCTACGATTGGAAAGAATATGTTTCAGAAGCACAAGAAAAAGATCTTCCAATTTTTGGAGTAATCCGACCACAATATCAATTCATTGCTGAAAATTATCCCAGTGAATTACATCCAGATTTTAGTAAAATTCGCATAGCATATTTTGATATTGAAACCGCGCTCTGTGAAGATGGATCATTTCCATCATCTAATCAAGGCAATGCCAAGATTATTTCTATTACAATCAAATACTCAAATTTTGACAAATTTATTGTGTTTGGATTGAAACCGTATGTGAATTACCATCCAGATAAGCAGGTGTATGTTGAGTGCGCATCTGAAACTGAATTGCTGACGAAATTTCTTGATCTTTGGAAAAACAATTATCCTGATGTTGTAACTGGTTGGTATTCAACTGGTTATGACTTGCCATTTTTGTACAACAGAATTTGTCGTTTGATTTCAGAAGATGCGGCTAATGAATTGTCGCCTTGGAAAGTAGTTATCAAAGAAAATGTTCTTGATCCAAATTTTAAGGAACGTGAAATACTGAAAATTTTTGGAATTTCGCAGTTAGATTATCTTGACGTATACAAGAAATTCACCTATACCAATCTGGAGCGATATACTCTTGATTTTGTTGCCGAACATGAATTAGGTAAAAACAAAGTAGAGTATTCACATATTGGTACGCTTCATGAATTGTATGAAAAAGACCATCAACTCTTTATTGACTATAACATTAAAGACGTTGCTTTGGTCATTGAATTGGAAGAAAAACTGAAACTTTTGGAATTGGTCATTACTCTAGCTTATGATTCAAAGGTTAACTATGAAGATTGTTTCTATCAGGTGCGGATGTGGGATAGTATTATTTTCAACCATTTATTGAAGAAAAACATCATTATTCCAAATAAACGTGAAAATGTTCAAGATCGTGAAATTCAAGGTGCATACGTCAAAAATCCACAAATTGGATACAAACACTGGATTGTATCGTTTGACGTAACTTCACTATATCCACACCTTATCATGAATTACAATATTTCTCCAGATACGAAAGTCAATTCATTCAAACAAGTTACTATTGATGATTTGCTTGAAAAACGAGTTGATATGACTGACATCATTAAAGCAAATCATTGTTTAGCCGCAAATGGACAACCATTTACCCGAAGCCGTAAAGGATTTTTGCCCGAATTGATGGAAATGATGTTTGCACAGCGTAGAGAATACAAGAAAAAAATGATTGAAGCGGAAAAAAAATATCAAGATACAAAAAATCCAAATTTGATTAAGGAAATTTCTAAGTACAAAAATTTGCAACAAGTTAAGAAGATCTGTCTTAATTCCGCATATGGAGCGATGGGAAATAAATATTTCCGGTTCTTTGATGTTCGCCTTGCGGAAGCAGTAACCCTTTCCGGTCAGTTGACAATTCGTTGGATTGAAAATAAACTCAATCAATTTCTCAATAAAGAATTTGGCACAAAAGATCAAGATTATTGTTTGGCAAGTGATACAGATTCTGTTTATTTGAATTTTGAGCCTTTTGTCAAAAAACTTGAAACAACTAACCAAGATGAAATTTGTCAGAAAATCAATGAGTTTATTCAGAAAAAACTGAACAAATACATTGCCAATTCATTTACTGAATTAAGTCAATATATGAATTGCGAAACTAACAAAATTGAGATGAAGCAGGAAGTCATCGCCAACAACGGATTCTTCATTGCCAAGAAACGGTATTGTCTGAATGTTCTTGAATCTGAAGGAGTTAAGTACAATCCACCTAAGCTGAAAATCATGGGTGTTGAGGCAATCAAATCTTCTACTCCTACATTTTGCAGAAAAACGTTGAAAGAAGCAATTCGTATTATCCTTCAAGAAGGAGAAGAATCCTTACAACGATATATACAACGAGTAAGAAAAGAATTTCAAGAACAAGATATTGAAGATATTGCATTTCCGCGCACTGCAAATAATATTTCAAATTTCATTTCGTTTGATGGTGGATTATACAAAAAAGCAACTCCAATTCATATTCGTGGTTGTATTTTGTATAACAATTATATTCGCGAGCATGGTTTGAAGTTGCCCGAAATCCGTGATGGAGAAAAAATTAAGTACATTTATTTGACTGTTCCTAATTTATTGAAGAAAGAGAACATAATTTCTTTCCCGGGAAAGCTGCCAAAAGAATTTTACGAAATTAGAAATTATGTAGATTATAACACTCAATTTGAAAAAAGCTTCATCAGTCCTCTCAAGGATATGTTAGAGGCAATCAATTGGTCAACCAAAAAAAGAAGAACTTTGGAGGATTAAATGGATTTTCTGAAACAAATCAAGAAAACTTTAAACAATGAGTATGCATCAATTGTGGATGAAGGCATTCCAACTGGTGATATCACTGGATTTATTGATACTGGATCGTATGCTTTCAACGCCCTTTTGAGTGGCAATTTATTTGGAGGTCTTCCGAACAACAAAATTACCGTGCTGGCTGGTGAAACCAGCGTTGGTAAGACATATCTTTGTTTGTCAATTTTGAAGAATTTTCTTGATCAAGATCCAAAAGCAATAGCGATTTATTATGAATCTGAATCGGCATTGACTAAGGAAATGTTTATTGAACGCGGAATTGATACAAAACGAGTACTTATTGTACCAGTACAAACGGTACAGGAGTTCCGGCATCAGGTGTTGCTGGTTTTAGATAATTACGAAAAATTGTCGCAAAAAGACCGAAATCCATTGCTCTTGATTGTTGATTCATTAGGCAATCTATCTACAACAAAAGAAATGGAAGATAGTTTGGAAGGTAAAGAAACTGCTGATATGACTAGAGCTAGATTGATTAAATCGGCATTCCGAACTATTACTCTGAAATTAGGTAAAGTTGGAGCGGCGTTATTGGCTACAAATCATACTTATGATGAACAGGGGTTATTTCCCAGAAAAGTCATGTCTGGCGGTTCTGGGCCGCAATATAATGCTTCTCTGACAGTATTTCTAAGTCGCAGAAAAGAAAAGGACGGAACCGAAGTCATTGGTAATGTCATCACTGCCCGTCTGGAAAAAGCCAGAATTACAAAGGAAAACAGCAAAGTTGAACTTTTTCTTTCATACAAAAAAGGATTGCATCGGTATTATGGTCTTTTGGATCTGGCTTTAAAATATGGACTTGTTGAAAAAATTGGAAACAAATACAAATTTGCTGGCGACGACAAAACATATTTTGAGAAACAAATTTACAAAAAACCAGAAGAATTTTTCACACAAGAATTTCTTGAAAAATTGAATGTTTGTGCTGAAAAGGAATTTTGCTATGGAAATCTTTTAGAGGAAGATGATACACTGAATGAGTGAGGTAATTTCAAATGGCTAAAAGAAATTATTACAAAAAGTTAGCAAAAGAATGTGAAGTATTTATGGAACAAGCGGATGAAAATACACCAAATATCATCCGCTTTCGCGTCCGTCACAAGCCAACTGAAGTATGGATCATGGAATTTCTTGCAACA